CAATCCTGCACCCAGTGGATGCAGGATTGCTGCACCTGGAGTAAGGGCCGCTTGAACTCCATTAACTCCTGGAATAAAATTACCAACGTTAGGATATAAATTTACAAATCCATAATTTCCAGTTGTACACATAATTAAACCTATTGGCATAACCTTTAAATGTCTTTCAATTCCGCGATAATTTGCTATAACATCTGCTGCTGGACAAGCTGGTAGGGGTGCCGCATATGGATACACCGGTAGTGGTGGTCTTGTGTCACTAGGAATTTGAATTACTGCTCCTGGCGGTCCATGAATAGAAAGCGCTCCATATCCAGGAGAATCAAATCTACTACAAAAATTATCTCCGCCAGTTAAATAGTTAATCCAATTGTTATAAGGAAATGTAATAACTCTTGATACCCCATTTCTATTCGCTCCTGGAAATCTTCCTCTCGCTTCCTTTGAACTATCTCCAAAAACACCCATTGTAATTTCAGGAACAGTAAAATTTATACGACATTCATTGCGATGAGGTGCCACAGTGTTGCGGTTGTCAAGACGTCTATCTGATTCACAAAATAAAACATTAACTAATGAAAAATCTTGTAAATTTACAGTTTGCTGAGGGTTGGCTTGATTTTGATTCAGCAATGGCGTATTTTGTAATGCTATTTTTGCTTCTCCCATAACTCGCAGTGCGTCTGTTATGGGTAGATTTGGCATAGTATCAGTTATCTCATTATTATTATCATCTCTCCAACCAATTGGTTTTACTTGATTGTGTATCTGAAAAATTGTATCCAATTGTGCTATACTTTTTACACCAGATATTCCTAATTTATCAGCATACCTATAATCGTTACACGCATCATAATCATTCCCTCTATGCGAAACAAATCCAGCTGGCATTTGGTCGCATTGTAGAAATTTTCGGTCTACATAAAGTGGATTTTCAGGCGTTTGTCTCCTATGTTGTATATTATAGTCCTTGAATCTCTGTGGATTTCCTTGAAAATCTGGTGGCAACCTACCATTTCTAAAATAAGTTCTAAAATGACCCTGAAGAGTTAGACGATTTGCGTTTGTAAATTGAGACAAATCGTTACTTACAGTGCTCATTGGTTCACTTAAAGTTATATCACATGTTGTTATACAAACCCAACAACAATTATAGTTATGTCCAAAACCCCCAACTCCAAGTCCAGCAAATGGTGTTGGATAAAAATATTTATATTTTGATTCGGACCTACCGATTGATGTACTAAAATACCCCCCATCCCCCCCATAGTGCTCCAAATTCCATTGAAAGTGCGTTTGCGCCATACAAATTCTAGTCATTTGTTGTAAAAGTATTGCCGTTTTGTTTAAAGGCGTTCTATTTCTAAAGTCGCCTTCTGGTTCCCTGTTAAATATATTATCATAAGAAAACAACAACGTTCCTTTTGGAATTACAACCGAGCTGCTAACAGCTCCAGTAGTGCCGATGCCCCCCGGTGATGCATCACTATAATTATAAATATCTTCCCATCTAAATCGTGGATTACCTGGACGACTTGGTTGAGCCATAGTGTATTATTATATCATTATATAATAATACTATTACACCTCAATGATATTTATTAAAACCAAGGTTTCAATTCTAATTGTTTGTCATTGTTTTGCGACATAACTGGTGGGTCCATTGGTTTATACATGGTGCTAGCATCTTCTAAATATTTATAATAACCAATTGCCTCTGAGTAAACTTGATGTATACAATAATCCCATACAATTTTATTCAACTGCTCCACTTGTTGTTGAACACTTGTAGGTTGATTTGCAGCATGCTGCAAAAATACACTTCTCATTATTATTTTAAGAGTGTCTCCGTCTTGGTCACTAATAACATACTGTCCATTTGACTTTCTATATACTCCCGCTCTTATACCATTTTGAATGATGCGAATATTGTTTTGAGAGAAAAAGGTTTTTGATAAATCAGTATTATCCCACAACCCTTCAGTTGGATTCCTAAAAGTTGCGCATTGGTTAACTGGTATTTTGTCATACATTTGGAACAAATCTGTCGTTTTAGGTCCATTTATATCAACTCTTCCATTTGATGGTTTGCAATTCATTATAATATTCTATTATAAGAAAATATTATATCCTATTATTTTATACATATGAACTTTCAATCTACAGTTTTATTAATAGCCATTTTATTACTTATTGTATGCCTAATTCTTATTGGCATCGCTTTAGCAAAGTCTAACAACCTTCAACAATGGCCACCAATTGTTGGCAGTTGCCCAGATTATTGGGTGGACATGTCCAACAATGGCGCTCAATGCGTTAATATCAAAAATTTAGGAACATGCAATTCCAGTGTCCCTGCAGGAAAACACTTACAAATGGACTTTACAGTGTCTCCTTATGTTGGCCAAAATGCGGCTTGCTCAAAATATAAATGGGCAACTGGATGCAATTTAACGTGGGATGGCATCACGTCCGGTGTCGCAAACCCTTGCGATGCATCTGGAAATGAACCCAACTAATATTTAATACTATAAAAAATTGAATTAAATATTACGTAAGATAATAATATAACACAAAATATGAATGAACATGACTCTCAAGAACTAAAAAAAACTAAAGTTAAAGTTAAAAGAAAATCAGTCAAGTTAGTCGTTGAAGAAACACAACAAATAGACTGTTTTGTTAATAAAATAATTAATAAAGACGCCATGGTAGCACTTAAAGATATACCATCTGGCAGTATTAATTTAACGGTTACAAGTCCTCCATACGACGATATTAGAGATTACAATGGATTCAAATTTAATGAGGAAGTTCAGCAGAATATAATTACTGAACTATTTCGTGTTACCTTTGAAGGTGGTGTTGTTGTTTGGATTGTCGGTGATGCTACAGTTAATGGAAGCGAATCAGGAACATCATTTCGTCAAGCTCTTAAATTTATTGAAGCTGGCTTTAAGTTGCATGACACAATGATTTATGAAAAAAATACATCATCCTTTCCAGCTAAAAGAGCAGGAAATAGATATACGCAAATATTTGAATACATGTTTGTGTTTTCTAAAGGAAAAATAACCACAGCAAATCTTATTTGCGACAAACCAAATAAATGGGCAGGTCACACTAACTGGGGAAAAAATACAAATAGACTGAAAAATGGAGAGTTGCAAGAAACCACTGATATTAAACCCGTACCCGATTTCTCACCAAGAAATAATATTTGGCATTATAATGTTGGCAAAGGATTCAATTCAAGCGACAAAGAAAGTCATGAACATCCAGCAATATTCCCCGAAAAATTAGCAGAAGACCATATTTTAAGTTGGAGCAATGAAGGGGATATTATTTTAGACCCTTTTTCCGGTTCAGGAACGACTTGTAAAATGGCTAAAAAAAATAACAGAAAATATATTGGTATTGATATAAGTGAAGAGTACTGCAAATTAGCTGAAAGTATTATTGCAAAATATTAATTTTAAAAGGTGATATATTCACTTCTTCCTTTTTTATTTACTGTTAGATTTAACTGAATAGAAACCAATTTGGTTAAGAATTTATTAGTAAACCCAAACGCGCGTGTTTTGCTGTTTTTTGACCCATGAGGATGAATGTGTAAATACTTCTGTCCTCTTTGCGTAACAGCCTTTTCTACAATACACTTTTTAATCTTGTCAAAGTCTTCCTTAAATATATTTGCAACATCAGTGTGTTTCTCAAATATATCATCTAGGTTATACAATACCACAGCCAACAGTTTTTTATTATAAATGCTTTCAATTGTATCATATTTAGTTTTATCATGTTGAAATGCAAATACAATTCCTGTTTGCATTTTTTTATAAAACTTAGTTTCTTTAATTGAATTTTTATCTGAAATCAAAGATATATTGTCTTCCTTGCTTGGGTCTCCAAAATTTGTTATCGTAAGCCTTTCTTTGGCATTTGAACCACCACAACAGCTTTTAAAATGTGTTGCTTTAATATCGCCGTATGGAGTATCTGAACAGGAATTGTTATTTGGCAAGTTTCCAAACAAATAAAACTCAACTATTTTACCAACAAGACCTTTATCCTTGACAGAAGTTACTTTAAACTTTTCCTCATTTTCATCGCAATATTCTTTCAATTCAGGACAAATCTTATGAATCTCATTAATTAATAGTCTTAAACTTGCATTACCATTCAAGTGCCTTATTTTTTCAGTGTTTTTATTTAATATATTAATATACTCCGGGTTCTCTCTTACTTCAGCAAGAGTTAATTGATTTGCAAGCTCTTGAGCCATTTCTTTCTTATTATACAAACTTAATACATACAGGGTTTTAATTCAATTTTTTAAATAAATATAAAATCCAAAGTATTATAAAATAGTAATAATGACAGAACTCAATTTAACTAGAATTAAGCGACTTCCTCTTGAATTAGAAGACATTATTAAGTCTTTTATACCAATAAGTGTACTTTTACTTTTAAATAAAGAGTCTTATGTTAAATATCACAAACACATTAAACAATTTATTTCAAAAAAACAGTATGATAATTACATTAGAGATATGCTTCGTAGAGACAACGACTTTGTATTTAGTTTTTTAATAAAAGAAAACCAAAAAATGTGGTTGAACATTCGCAAATATAAATACTCGGGCGCATCTTATGGTAACTATTTTTGTTTTATTGATAAATTTTGCGTTGATAACGAGTCAACAAAATGCCGCAACTTTTTGAAAGAATATTTGAATAAAACTGGTTTGTGTAAAAATCAGCATAAAAAGAATACTATTACAAATATAATATGGACCAATTAAATATCAACGAGGTTCTCAATAGACAACAAGAAGCCTTAAAAATGAAAGAAACTCTTAAAGAGTTTGAATTAAATAAACACAACTGTTTGTTTAAAAAGGGAATTTATGTTTATGGAGAACCTGGAACTGGTAAAACAACATTTGTTATGGACCTATTAAAAGAAATGAACTACGACATTGTTCGTTATGACGCTGGAGATATTCGCAATAAATCTATAATTGACACAATCACAAAGCACAACATGTCTGATAAAAATATTATGAGCATGTTTCATAAAAATGTTAAGAAAATTGCTATTGTTATGGATGAGATTGATGGCATGAATAATGGTGATAAAGGTGGAATTAACACTCTAATTAAATTGATAAGACCTAAAAAAACTAAAAAACAAAAGCTGGAAGAAGTTACATTAAACCCTATTATTTGCATTGGCAATTATCACATTGATAAAAAAATTAAGGAACTTATGAAGGTCTGTACCACGGTTGAATTGAAAATGCCATCAACGAATCAAATAACTACAATTATTAAAAAACTTATGCCCGCTATGGAAGAGCCATTACAACAAAATGTTGTTAAATATGTTCAGGCAGATTTAAGAAAATTGCAGTCTATTTATAATATTTATCAAAACAAAAATAGCATTCTTAAGAATGATATTATTCATAGCATGTTTCAAGTTAAAACGTATAATGATGACACAAAGAAAATAACTCAAAAATTAATTAATAATAATTATCACATTAATGACCATTTATCGGTTATGAATGAAACTGACAGAACAATTGTTGGATTGTTATGGCATGAAAATATTATTGACGTTTTAGGAAAAATGAAACCAGTGGCATCTATACCAGTTTATATCAAATTACTTAATAATATGTGTTTTGCAGATTATATTGATAGGATAACATTTCAAAAACAGATTTGGCAGTTTAATGAAATGAGTTCCATTATTAAAACATTCAAAAATAATAAACTATATCACGACTCATTTAAAAAAAAACCAAAATACAATCCCCAAGAGGTAAGATTTACAAAAGTATTAACAAAATATTCAACTGAATACAATAACTCGCTATTTATTCAAAACTTGTGTCAGCAACTTGGTATGGATAAAAAGGATATTTTTTCGTTTTTCTTAGATTTAAAGAATAAATATGATGATAATGAGATTTCAGGTTTATTTGAGAATTATGAAATAACAAAATTGGATATTAACCGAATTTATAGATATATTGATAAATTTACCAAGGTTGATGCGGAAGATTGTGAGGAAGTTGCGGGTGGTGTAGATACTGATATTGATAATGATTAAAAAATGATTATAATATTGTTGTATCCCAGTCTTTATACAACCCACCCGCCGTTAAATCAACTTTATATTTTGAATAATTATTATAACCCTCATACGCTTCTAATGAGGCTATTTTTTCTTGTTCTGATACAATTGGGCTTGTTAATTTTTTTAGAAGCTTTAATTTATAAAAATAACAATTAAACCTATATATATCTTCCAGTGTGGCTGTCTCATATGCCGTTGGAATGGTCGTATTATTATTTATAGAAAATGATTCGTTTGCTGTAAAATATCTATGGTCACAACCATCAGTATTTTTATTCAATCTTGCGTTTAATACTGTTCTATAGAAAAATTGTCTTGAAACAAAAGAAAAAATCAATAAGTTGAATCTCATCTTATTGATTTATGATAAAAAAATTTTATACTGTTTGATTTTTATATTGTTTGAATTTTATATATTAGATGGGGTGGGTCTAACGAATAACAACATTCATGCGAGGCTTCTTCTCATCCTCGGCGAGAACTCGTGCCAACCTCTGCCTCAAAGACACAGAGTTCTTGATGGACTGGTCAACCACCCCACCAACATGCTTCTCAAACTGCTCGGCGGAATCGTAAAACAATAGTGGCGAATCAATTCCAAATTCGCCAGTGCACAACCTGGTCTTGAAATACATGTCCTCATTCTTGGACCCAACCTTGTGTCCATTATACTTTTCTCCAGTGACGGCATTCCTGATTGTTGCACCAGTGTCACCGCTGCCAAAGATGAGAAGCTTCTGTTTCTTCCCATCCGGCGCGCGATACTTGCGCACAAAGCACAACTTGTCGTCCTTGTGCATGTCAGCCATTGCCTCGTTCACTCTGTTCCTGTTATACGTGTGGACCGACATGTCGTCGGCCTCACTGAGGAACTCTTGCTCATAATCGTACTTGCTCATTGCTGCCGGTCTTTGTTGTTATCATCAATTTATTGGGTTATCTTTAAATCAATTTTTTTTCAAACACTTAAATAAAATATAAATAAAATCAAAATAAAATAAAAATAAAAAAACATTTAAATACTATTTACATCAGTTATTACCATTGATTTTTCTCTCATTTCGGTTTTTTCTTTTATTGATTTTTTTATTATTTCATTAATTTTATTTTCTAAATATTCAACTTTTGTTCTTAATGTATTGTTCTCCTGAAGTATAGTTTGCAACATTTGGCTTTGTTCTGACAATTTTTTTTCATAAGAAATTACTAAGTCCATTGGATTTGTATTCATTATATTTCTTTGTTGCTGTTGCATCATCTTTTGATGATTTTCAATAGCTTCCGTTCGCTTCTTTGTAAGTTCTTGTATTTGCTGATGAACCTCTGGCTTATATTCAGGTCTTCCTGGTTCATATTGTTCAAGAAAATTGTCAATTGAATTCATAAAAAAGGTTTTAATATCAGGTTCTTTTACAAAATCATCCACAGTCTTTTCAGATAAAGTAACATATGGATTTGGATTCTCCAACATTGTTTTTTTATCAAATGAATTATGAACATGAGAGAAAACCAAAATGCTCTTCATAGGGTCTAACTGAACAAAAGGTATTGTATATCCTTTCAAAAAAGCCTTTTCTTCTGCAAGAGCGGCATGGTCATCATATCGCGTTTGTTTTAATAGTTCTCTCCTGAATGCAAATGTTGCCGCGGTGGAATGATTGGGTCCATAAGGTCCACACTTATACATCTTGTGAATGTGTTTAAAATAAATATACATCTCACTAGAGCCAGCACAAAGAGCCTGTGGATTTTTTTGAAGAGTCTCTACCGCATGGGAAACTCTATCAGGTGGGTAATAATCATCATCATCCATATAAACAATTATATCACCTTTTGCTTTTTCGTGCATTAAATTTCTCTTCTTTCCCAAGTTCATTTTTTTATCATATTTAAAATACTTTACTTGAGGTATATGTTTTACCAAATCTTCTATCTTATCCGTTCCATCATCAATAATAATCCATTCCATTCTATCTTTTGGATAGTCTTGATTTTCAAAACACTTTATAATTACGGAATAAAATGGTCGCCGATTAAATGTTGGTGTGCAAATACTAACAAATGGCATTCGCTGATTTTTTTCTCCTTTTTTATCTTTTTCCATTGCCATAGTATAAGATATTAATAAATATAATATAACATACAAACTGTTTTTATATTATATTTTTGTTATTATACTAGAAAGGTTTTGTTTATTTTTTTTCGCGTTTTGCTCCGCCAAACAAATTTTCTATTTTTTCAATCATTGATGGTTCAGGCTGTGGAACTACTTTTGGAATGCATATTTTTTCAGCCTGAACAAAATCACCCAATCCAAATGATGAATGGTCATTAGCTTTTGGTGTATACTGGTGATATACTGATGAAAAGAAGTATAAAATAACGCATGCAACAACCGCTACAAGTGCTGCATAACCTCCAAAGTTACCACTTGCTGATGAAACTATATATAAAGATATCAAAATCATAATAATGTTCATCTTAAATTTTAATACATTTTTTATGGTTTCAAGAACACCATAAGATTTTCCAGTTTGAGAATTTTTTGATTTCATAAAAAGTGGGAATACAGTACAAAATAAAGATATTAACCCTGCCACAATTGGAATTATAAGACCTAAGCCAATTGTAAAAAACAATATACAGAAGATGAAGATATATAAGAGCGCCCACCCCCAATGAAATAATCCCCACATGTCTCCATCTTTCCAAATTGTTTCATTTTTAGACTCACCTTTTTCACTGAACAATAGATGAATATTGTAAAACCATAGGATAATAAAATAAATTGTATTGATTAAACTGGTTATTATTCCAGTAAAGAACAAAATGTATGGTGACAACAGTATTATCCAAGTTTCAGTTAATATGGAATTCATAAAATTATTAATGTTATTAGTAACCGTAAAATTGCAAGCAATTAATTGTTGCAATGTTGATGCAATGTATAATTTGTATACATTGGAATTTGGTTGGTTTATCCACTTGTGCAATATTCCTAGAGTATTATTTATAGTCTTAAAATTTTCTTCTAATGGAAATTCTATTTTAGTTGACCAAACTCCTTTATCAGTTTTAACAACATTTATGTCAATTGGTATTTCTTTAATGGGTGGAACTATATCTGTATAGGGAGAAAATGACAAGCAAGTTGGTAAAATATTAGTTTGAGCTACTCTGTAAGAATATAAGCCCAAAGACCCGATTAAAATAAGAATACCAAATACAATTAACTGATATAAAATGCCTAGAAAGAATTTTAATAAATCTTGTTTCGGGTCAGGTGTCTGTTGTTTTTTTTTATCATCTATCGCTGAGGTATCTGACATACTATAATAAAATGATATAAAAATTTATTTAATAAATTGCTAAAATGGGAGTGTTTAATTATAACAATACAAATTATTATCTAATTTAAGTATATAGCTAATTATGGATAAAAAAAAAGTATTATTTTGGTCATTTGTAGTATTACTATTATTTATTGGTGTACTTCAATGGGGGGATTATTTAATAAAAGGGGGTTATGTTGTTGAATATTTTTCAAATAGTCTTGACATTGATACTGGTGGGCCATCAACAAACCACACGGTTAATTTGCCATTAACAGATAAATTGAGCTGTCAAAATATGTGTGGTCCAAACAATAGGTGTTCTTTAACTGGAGAGCAATGTAGTGCGGATATTGATTGTTTTGGTTGCAATCCAGAAACTAAAAGATTTGTACACGACGAGATAAAGCGTGATGATGTAGATATTCGCGGACAAAATGATGCTGGTAAATTAACAAATGGAGAAACCCCAACATACTCTGTTTTAACAACTGACATTGGAACAAAAGCTAAACTAATTAATAAACCCGACGCCATTTCACCTCAATATTTTCAAGGCGTAAATACTTGGAAGGATACATTTGATGAACAGATGGAGTTGTATGATAAAAGATATACTCCAACTGCGTCATATTTTACGCCAAATTATCCTTCAAGAAAAACATTATCTGGTGAATTTACGGATAATGGTCCATTGGCATCAAATGCATTTTTATAAAATATAACTAATAAAAATAGTTAGTTATATTTATTTTGATTTTGATATTTCTGCTTTATCAATAACCGATTCTTTGGCAACATTCCTAATAATTTTATTATAATGCTGTTCATCTTCTTCTTTTGTTGAGCCACCCATAGAATGAATAACAATTTGGTGGTAATCCAGGTGTCTTTGAGAATCATAATCATCTGATTCGGGGTTATTTTTTCTCCATTCATTGATTTGTTTGAAATTTTTGGCGGCTATGTATTTTATGGCCGTTTTCATTTTATTCTTGTCATCGTTGTCTTTCTCCCAAGCGTCTTTGTCCTTTACATATAAAACTTCTCTTTTCAAGTCACTACAATGAACGGGGCGTTTAAAAATATCAAGTTGTTTAAGACCTCTAATAAAAAGTTTTGAAATTCCTTCAGTGTATCCTAAGCGACCAACCATATCCAAATCGGTTGTATTTAATTGGAGTTGGTTAATGAAATCCATAATATTGAGAGCATCTTTGCATTGTTCATTCAAGAAGAATTGAAGATTAAAGTTGTTTGTGTTATTAGTAGTATTATTAATTATTTTTCCTTCTTTTGCCATTTCTATCATTTTATTATTTTGTTCAATAATCAAGTCTTTGAATTCTTGGTTTTGTTTTATTAGTTCCATATTCTGGTTTAATAAGAGCGCAACAATTGAATTAGGTTGTTGAGAATTGTCGGTAATAGTTGTTGAACTTTCTTTGGCGCATTTTTTGCCATGTTTCCATAAGCCAGAGCTTGATGTATATTTTTTACCACACTGGCAACTGTATGTTGGCGTTTTTTTTATTTCCGTAGTTTCCAAATTATTTCCAATGAGACGATGAGCATGTTTTTTGGTGTTAGTGTGTCTCATCCAATCACACAACTTGCTGCATTTAAAGTCACAACATTTGCAATAAAAATCGGCGTTTTTTGGCGTTAAATTTGTTTCCGGTATTTCCATATATTGGAAATAGAAAAAACGCCTAAACCCTTTTCCCCAAAAATATATAAAAATTTATGGTAACACAATTTTTCCTGAATTTTTGAAAATAAGAGCAGTATGGTTTAAAATCACTTTTAGGAAATTTCGAGTTTGGTAAAGTCCCAGGGTTTTCAGAAATTGGACATTTTTTTTGTCCATTTTTCATTTTCTCGAACACTTTTGCCAAACAAGAAAATCCTGAAAATAGATATTATCTTTAAAGTAACTTAAAGAAAATGAACAAACTAATTTATAAATTTTTGCACAAGTATTTATTGCAGATTTTGTCATTGCTAACATTGACAATCGTTGATTTTTTATGTTTTGCTATCAAATTGTTATTAGTAAATTTCTTTTTTGCTTGTACTACAATCACAATATATTACAGTAATAACTTGAGCTTAATTTTGGCTTAAAATCATTGACAATCATTGCCAAAAATAGCAATGGAAAATCTGCCTAATTCTTTTCCCCAGAAATAGATATTATCTTTAAAGTAACTTAAAGAAAAATGACAGCGGGGCTTTAAGTTGTTTTGGTAAAATATATATAAGCTCGCCCAAAAAAAATATGTAGGTAATATATGGAGTCTAATACTGAATCTTTAACGGGGTCTATAACTTTAATAAAAGAATCTAATATTACAAATTCTTTAATTGCAGATAATAACATAGAAAGACAAATAGTCGTTCATGGAAAAACATATAATTTAGAATGTATTATTGAAATTCCACTTGACAAAAATATGGTTGGTGGGGTTGCTCCTAGAATTATAAACAATTCATTTATACCGTTTGTATATCAAATTATAGGCGAACTAATGATAGCCGGGCAGGATGTTGCCGCAAGAACAAATGATTTATCTAATGCCATTCAGGCTAACTTAAATGCTCCTGGTGGAGGCGCTAACATTACAGTTAGAGTAAACAGAAACGCAGACCGCATGTGTTTAAACATTTATACGGCACCCGGCGTTCAAAACTCCCACCTCTCCCTCTGGGTTAACAGGCAAGGAAATTTTCAGTCAGGTATTGATGCTGCGGGAAATTACATTCCAGGGTGTACACATTTTAAACTTGATATAGGAGGAGGAGGAGCAGGGGGTGGTCCTGGAGGAAATCCGGCAGAAACCGTAGGTTTTTTATGGAGTATAAATATCAATGAACATCCACATCCACCATATTGGTATTTTAGTTGTACCAAAGTTCCAAATCCTTTAAATGCAGCATTAATAGCAAACCCCTTTACACAGGCTGTTTTAGATGGTTTAAATGAATGTTTAAGAAGGACCCCTGTAACTTTTCCAGCCCAGCAAGCAGCCAATGTAAGAGCAGTTTTGCAGCCAATGAGAAATGAACTACGAGTAGCCCAGCAAGCAGCCGCAGCAGCCCAGCAAGCAGCAGCAGCAGCAGCAGCAGCCCAGCAAGCAGCCGCAGCAGCCCCAGCAGCAGCCCCAGCAGCAGCCCCAGCAGCAGCCCCAGCAGCAGCCCCAGCAGCAGCCCCAGCAGCAGCACCAGCAGGAGGAGCAGCTAATGGGCTTAATTCAAGTACTAAACCTTTTACTCCAAAAGGAGGAAAATCATCAAAAAAACAAAGGAAAACTAAAAAAACAAAAAAATCAAAGAAATCAAAAAAAACAAGAAAACACAAAAGACGATAAGGTTTTTATATTATACTCTAAATAGCATAATATAAGATAAAATATACAATTTATGTCGCATACATGAGACCACAATTGCCACCAACAAAAGTTATCATGTTTATTCTCTCTTCAAACAAAGTTAAATCAAAATTATAGTTGTAAATTCTCCAAGTTGGCTTGTTAATACCAATAATATTCTTATTTGCTGGGTCACAAATTGCCAAAGATTGTGCATACGGGTCTACCGTTGGAATAATAGTCGTAAATTCCAACTCAATAGTAGTAAACCGACTCATGTTAATTGCTCCAGAAGGTTGTGTGTCTAATGGCGAATTTGTCATACCAAAGCTATAAAAATAAACACCATCCGGCAAATAACTACCAGTCCTTAACCATTTTTCAATATAATTATAGACACCATTGGGTTGGTCATTCTCCCTATAAGAACCGTCCAATAAAATTCCCATAGCCGTTAATATACCACTCTGGTTTTCCAAGTTGAAATTTCCAGTAACATACCAACCAGTTAAATCACCATTTGCATTTACGCCTGGACCAATAGTTGTTGTTGTTGTTGTGCCATCAGGATTTACACGTGTAATTGGAAAGAAACCAGTTGTTGGCGCAGGCGTAATGTCATATGGCAAATAATTATAAGGCCAGTTAGAATAATTTGACCATTCATTGCGCAAATTTGCATCACTTCTCTGGAAATAAAACATATAATTGGAAACCATACCCAAAGAATCCAATTGCACTTTGTTTGTACCAGTAACATTATAAAACTTTTGCTGTCTTACTTGTTTAAATAAATATTTTTGTTCTTGAAGCGCAAACAATCTGGACTCTTCATTTGAAAGAAAACAATAAGTACAATTTAAATGAATGTCGGCATTCCAAAGAGTACGAGTATCCGTATAGTCATCTATTGCCAACGCTACAGATGGTGGAGTCTGCAAAAACCTATAAAATTGCATATACCATTGATTGAAGTTGGGAGCAACATACGGATAATTATTTTCGCTGTCAAATACATCGCGAATGCGGAACAATTCTTGAATGGGCCTCATTGTAACATTAATCTGCAACTCATTGTATTGAAGCGCAACAAGTGGGAATGCCATTTGAGTTTTATAACTGAACCAACTACCAATGGGTATGTATAAAATTCTACCACGAATGGACGGTTCAGCACTAGCAGTATCTCCAGCATAATATGCGTTGGGATATGAGTTAACGCGCGCACCAGAGTTTGCAGGGTCGTTCAACGCAGGAGTATTTCCAGTCATGTTATCAAACAAAAGCTTTTTAGCTCCCGGAAATTCTCTCTCTACCAATAGTCTAATGTAATCTCCCGAGTATTCTTGCAATGTTTGATTTCCACAAGTAATAGTAATGCGAGATATCATTAAAGCACCCAAATTTTCAATCCATTTGAATCCATATGGAACCCAAACACCACTGTTATTCATTTGAGACATTTCATCTGTATTAGGAGGCATAATTGGACTCCAAATATTAGGCAATTCAACACTTAAATAACAATCCATTAATAAATCGGCATACCTCGGTATTTTAAAAGTAAAATTGGATTCTTCCGCCAAACGCAATGTTTTTGCTCCTTCAAAATCAACACGAAATTTTTGCATGCCAAAATTTGTATAGCGAGCATACGTAGCTTTAAAAAAGGTTTTTGATGGGTTTCCATTTAATATAATATTTTGTTGGCCTTCACTAACTAATTGCATTAATCCTCCTGCCATGATTTAGATATATTATACAGATAAATTATATTTTTAACTATTTTGATTGTTTAATTATTATATTTTAAAATCAGTATAATATAATAGACAGACATGGATGCAACTAGTAAAACAACAAATATGACGGATATGATTAAAAATCTTAAGGAAAATTTTGTTACTTACATGTTATTTAGCATGATAATACTATTTATAATTATTGTCTTATGGTATTACTTTTATATGAGAAATCTATTAAGTCGCGAATGCTCAGCAATGGATAGTATTTTTTCTACATTAGATGGGTCTATAACGTCTTTAAATTCAAGTGACCCCAATTGCAAATACACATTTAAAGACTACTATATTAAAACAGCTTATAATTGCTGCAGCCCAGGAACATATAAAAATGATTATGTTTCAACGTGCGCCCTAAAAGATGTATTGAAACAAGGAGTTCGTGGATTAGACTTTGAAGTTTTTTCAATTGGTGACCAACCCGTAGTTGCAACCTCTACAGTTGACAGCAATTATATTAAGGAAACTTATAACTTTGTTGCATTCTCAGATGTAATGAATGTTATTACAAATTATGCATTTGCTACAAGCACTGCACCAAACCCCCAAGACCCGATTATTCTACATATACGCTTTAAAAGCTCAAATCAAAAAATGTACCAGAATTTTGCCAACTTGTTGAAGAATTACGAACAATTCTTCCTAGGTCCAGCTTATAGTTTTGAAGAGAACGGGACAAACTTTGGAAATACTCCTTTAATGGATTTAACAAAAAAGAGGACCATTGTTTTAATTGTTGACAAGTCTAACAACTCATTTATGGACTGTCGCGATTTTTATGAATATGTTAACATGACAAGCAACTCAATTTTTATGCGCGCGTTACATTATTATGATGTTAAAAATACGCCAGATTTATCAGAGTTGCAAGAATTTAACAAACAAAATATGAGTATATCTATGCCCGATGTTGGAAACGACCCACCAAATCCCAGTGCTATAGTTTGCAGAGAAACTGGTTGTCAAATGATTGCAATGATGTATCAAAAGAATGATGTAAATTTACAAGAGAATAATGCCTTTTTTGATAAATCAGCTTATGCGTTCTGTTTGAAACCTGAAAAGTTAAGATATATTCCTGTAGTTGTTAAAACCCCTCCTCCACAAAACCCGGCTCTTTCTTTCCAAACAAGAAGCGTTAAGAGCGATTATTATGCTTTTAATATTTAAGAACTTAAACATAAAAATAAAAACTCTTTAAAATTGCAATGAACTATATTTATATTCACGTATGTTGTATTAACAACTATAAAGAAGTTTTTAACAATTTGATATATTGCATTAAAAATAGCGGATTATATCAAAATATAGAAGAAATTAGATGTTGTGTTTTAGGTGATTATGATAATACTATGTTTGCTGATGAAAAAATAAAAATAGTGGCAGAAAATACCAATATTTTTTTATATGAGCAGTTTACCATTAATAAATTGCATAATGATTGTAAAACTGAAACTTTTAATGTGTTATATCTTCACACAAAAGGAATAACTAGACCCGAAAATATGGCTGTAAAGAGTTGGGTTGATTATTTATGCTATTTTAATATTTATAATTATGCAAAATGTTTAGAATTGTTAAAGGAAAATGACACAGTTGGTGTAAATTTATACGACTATCCCCAAATGCACTATTCAGGAAATTTTTGGTGGTCAAAATCATCTTATATAAATAAATTAAATCCGTGCATTTACGAATGTTATAATAGCCCTGAATTTTGGTTAACTTGCAATAAAAATGGAAAATATATTAGCCTCTGGTCATCTGGTTTAGACCATTATTATCAAATATATTCAAAAGAAGAATATGAAAATAAGTCCTTTAATATTACGGAATTCTCTCCAAAGGCATAAAAAATAAAATAATACAATAATATATTAACATGCCAAAAACGCGTAAAAATAGACAACAAGCAAAAAAACTAACAATTTGTAAAAGTAGGTATGCCTTGTGCACTTCAGCTCCTTGTAAGTCTATAAAGAACAGACCTGGAAAAACTAGCTGCAAATGCACAATAGAAAATGGTTATAATTTTGCCACAAGACCTTGCAATACCCTTAAGGCGCACAAAACTAGGTCTGGAACTCGTCGCATTTACTCAACATTCTCAATTAATGAGATGCATGATGGCAAAAGAATAACAGAATGCCCTAAGAAATACGAGTGGTCTGATTGTTTGAACCACATATGTGTTGTTGACCCGAAGAATTCCAAAAAGGCAATATGTGAGTGCACATTAAAAAAATCCAATAAGGATTGGTTTACAATGGGTGCAAACAATCACAAAAAATTTTGCGGCAAAAGCAAATGGTCTGGTGCGCACAAGAAAGATTTTTACAATACGCGAAAATTCTGGAATGGTTATTTTGCAAAGAAGACGCACAAAGACGGCAAAATTATTGGAAACCCTAAGGGCTTTATAAATAAATTAAAGTAATAAGACTATTAAATTAGACTAAAAGTTTTTAATTTTTATTACCAATAAAAATTGAAATAGAAAAATTATTTGAACAATTTTAAAAACAAACCAATAACGCAACCATGAATATCTATCAGTTGGGGCAACATTTATACCAAGGGGAAGACGAGTCAACTCTACTGGAAGATAAAATTCACAGAGAATATGAAGATTACTCAATTCAAAACTATGGGAATTTTGTATTTAAGCAAAAAACCTCCACGAATATGGATAAACTTTGGCGCATATTTCACGAAAATCAAGATTATCCAGAATTGTATATGGGAATGGTAGATAAAATGGCTCGTTGCAAATGCATGATAACGGGAAAAGACGAGTGGCACAATATAAATATGTTTTCTGACATTTTAACAAATCCTCTGTCAAATGGCGACCGCATTACTTTAAAAAGAGTCGTAAAAAATAAAATGTACCATATTGACTGCATTTTCATTAAATGGGAAAAAGAAACTTTTTATGAATGGAAAATGACGAGTGGAAATGTTTTGCAGCTTAGACAGCAATATGTTGATGGTCTTTTGCCAAAAGATAAACGATATCTTAAAATGTCAACCTAAATAAAAAAAACAACAATGCGAGTACAAACTGACAAAAAATTATTCTTTTTTCTTTTGATAATATAAGATTACTAAATGAAAAATATATGCGATAAAACAATGAGTTTCCAAGAATGTGAATTGGCGATATTAAGGAGCGCTATAGATAAAGCCGAAGAGCGTTCTGGAAGAGCTGTAGCTAATTCAACAGAAGTAAAAAAAATAATTAATATAGTGGAAAACTTTATCCGTAGAAAAAAGGTTATTTGTTATGGTGGAACTGCAATTAATAACATTTTGCCGAAACAAGACCAATTTTATAATACCGAAGTAGAAATACCAGATTATGATTTTTTCTCTCCTAATGCGTTAAATGATAGCAAGGAATTAACAGATGACTATGTGAATGCTGGATTTTTAGAAGTAGAAGCCAAATCTGGACAACACAAGGGAACATATAAAGTATTTGTTAATTTTATTCCAGTTGCTGACATAACCTTTTTACACAAGGAGATATACAAATCAGTAAGAAAAGAGGCAATTAAGGTGGATGGAATTTTATACGCGCCGCCAAATTATTTAAGAATGTCCATGTATTTAGAACTTTCAAGGCCGGCGGGAGATGTTTCAAGGTGGGAGAAAGTTTTAAAGCGTTTAACACTTCTTAATAATAATTATCCTTTAAAATCCAAACATTGCGATGAAATAGAACCTTTCCAGAGAGAAATGATAAATAAAGAAGATGAAGATAAAATATTTGAAATAACTAGAAATTCATTTATAAATCAAGGAGTTGTGTTTTTTGGAGGTTATGCAATTTCTCTCTATCTTCACTATATGCCAAGACATTTACACAAGAAGCTAGAAAAGATTCCTGATTTTGATGTTTTGTCAGAAGACCCAAAAAAGACGGCCGAAATTTTAAAGGAGCGTTTAAAAGATGCCGGATATAAAACAGTTAAAATTATAAAACGCAAAGAAATTGGAGAAATTGTTGCACCACATTATCAAATAATGGTTGGGGCGGATACAATTGCGTTTATTTATAAACCAATTGCGTGTCACAGTTATAATGTTATTACGGTTGATAAACATCCAGTAAAGATAGCAACAATTGATACTATGTTGAGTTTTTATTTAGCATTCTTATATTCAGACCGCAATTATTATGATACAGAGAGAATAGTTTGCATGGCGCAATTCTTATTTGAAGTACAACAAAAGAATCGTTTGCAGCAAAAGGGTCTTCTAAGAAGATTCAGTATAAGTTGTTATGGACATCAAGAAACGGTGGAAGAAATGAGAGCTGAAAAAGCGGAAAAGTTTAAAGAATTAAAGGACAATAAAAAAAAACAAAGTACAGAATATGAAGAGTGGTTCTTGCGTTATAGACCAGCCGATGACCTTTCTCTCAAAGAAAAGAAGAAGCAAGAGAGAAAGTTGAAGAAATCTAAAACGGCAAATAAGAAAATAAAGAAAAGCGAAACAAAAAAGCGTGGTCGCGGAGGTTTATTTTTTTAATGGAAACATTCTTTAAAAGCAATAATAATCAATAAAAACCACATATAACTCCATTATTATTTTTGATATTATTTTAAAAATAATATGCTCATAAAGTTCATTGGGTATGTACTGTTTCAAATAATATACCATATAAACTGTGTAGTATATAGCTCGTTCAATCATCCACTTTAAAACGCGATTATGAAACGTTTGATAAAACGACCAATTGTTAACATAACTGCACATTTGTGTGCTATTCTGTTTAATATAAAACAAATGTATCTCCAAAAGTCCGGCCAATACCCTGTGAAAATTTGTTTTTTCATTTTTAACTGATAACAAGTGTCCTATTTTATCAGTGCTAAACAAATCTAAATACAGTGTTTTTCTATTAGTTTCTGTGGGTAAAATATAAGGATTTACGCCGTCAAAAAATTTATTATTACAAACAGCGCTTCCATTTATGATAAATGGAACAAAACAAGACCGATATATAGTTTCAAATAATTCATCTATGCTCTTGTATTTACTTTTAACAATTTTTTTCCCTTTCTTAATATCGTGGTAAGTAATAAAGAATTTTCCATTTATGTCAGTTAAAAGTGCATCAGGGTCTAAGACGCGCACGCGAATTTTATCAATACAAATATTTAATTTGGCCAAGTTGTGATGTTCTTTAAATTGTTTTAGAATTATATTATATATCTCGGTCATCATATCCAACGCATCCATCTTATATAACAGAGCACTAACCGAGCCAATACTACAACAAGATATTTTTTGTATTTTTATGTATTTTTTATTTTCCATTTCTCTCAAGAAATAAAGAGCTCCTATCAAATAACTTCCGTTAAATATTCCCCCGTCTAATATTAAATTTATGTCTTCTTTTGTTTTTTTTTTCGGTAGATTTTTCATAAGATTTTTAATATAACTTTGTATAATATGCATGTATCTCTCGGTTCTTATAAAACTTATACAACAAATATACAAAAATATAACGAGTTTTGCTTATAACAATTTAAAACAATAGTTCAAAATAGTTATATATTATAAAAATGTCATCTCTTGCAAATGATTTATGCGCTTTTTATTGTTTATCTTATAAAAATGAAGAGAGAAAAACGGCTTTATCGCAAAGATTCTCTCAGTTAAATATTAATGTTGACTTTTATGACGGCGTCGGGTTTGACGACCCAAGGTTAAGTATTTTAAAGGAAAATGAAGGTGGA